ACAATAATGCCTGTATGGCGTTTTAAATTATCAATACCTCTATAATCACCATCACCATTCAGTATATTAAATCTAACCCAATACTCATTATTAGGTGTATCAAATTCTACATTCTCCCAAGCGATAGTGGTATAAGTCCAATTATCCTCGAATCTATCCTCTATTGCTAATCGTTCATTTTCAAATGACATTATTTAAAACTACTCCTAATCTCATTCATAGTAATTTTAACCATGCCTTTAGGTGCTTGTTTACTATTACCGTTTTCTAATAATCCGATGTATGGAAGGGAATTAGTAATCCAAATAGTTTTAAATCCATCGCTCTTTTGTAATGTTGGTGTTGATGCTTTAGGTGATGAAGGGGGTGTTGATGAATCTACGTGTGAACCTGTAGATTTACGAAATCCTGTACCACGAACAGATTTGTCAGCATTTCCTACGCTTAGATTCCAATTCGCTCTAGCACGACCTGTATCAACAGGCGTTTTACTAGTTACGCTTTTATACGCATGAAGAGCAACTTTTCTAACGGCAACATCCACCTCTAAACCTGCCTTCTTAGCAAACCTTTTGATGTCATTGTCAAATGAAGATATACTCATCCTAGTTTCCTTATTGTTAAAGTATATGAAGCACCGGCAGGGTCTTTATCCACTTTACTAATTGTATGAATTTCAGCACTTCTAACTATCGTATCATCAGTCTTAGGTGTAAACGCTAATCCTTTACTTGAGAATATAACAGTTAATTCACCTGTATTCCCCACAGACTTTAACCCAGACTTAACATCTTCACTTGCCACACTAACAATAGCCGTAATCGTATAATCCGTTTCGTCATTAGCCATTTGCCCTGTATAAACATCATACACAGGATTGCTTTTAACCCTATATGTAATTGATTCCGCTATATCACCCGTTGAGGTTATAGCAGAACTTACCGCATTAAGTAACGCATTTCTTAATCCCATTAAGTTCTCACTACTGCAACTGTTCCAAACTTCGCCCTCGCATGAATTGTTCCATAACCTCGTAACATCTCTTGAACAATATCAGGCAACACGCTCTCTGTATCAGTCTTATCAAAAGTCAATGAAATAGAGCCAACACTTAAACTCTCAATACCTTTACTATCCGAATTAGATGTCAGATTGCTACCTATCAAATGTCTAGCAAACTCTGCTGTGGCATTTTTAATAGCATCAGGTATCACAGTTGTTAATACTTGAAATCCATCTAAATCAAGTACAGCACTTCTTCCCCATCTCAAGGCTTGTTCTTCTGTTGTCTTTAATCCAACCCAATCCACCTTCTCGTCTAATATACGAGTCGACATCTTCAACGCTATTTCTTTATTGGCAGTTGTAGCACCTGTCCAATCGGTAGCATATAAGTGGTTTGTATGGTATGTATCCGCATCGGCAACAGATACATAACTATCCGCACTTGCGCCATTTACTGTCGCATCTAGTGCCATTATCTATATCCTGCTTTTGAATAGTTTTCTACTTCGTCTGGATGTACGTTAGCCGTTTGACCATCTCGTTCCATCTTAACTAATTTTACTTTCTTTGGAGTTGCTTTTTTCTTAACTGGTTTATTCTCAGTCATAATAATTCTCCTAATTAGGTGGAGAGGACATAACCCCCTCCAATTTGATTTAATCTTAACCTAGTAAGATAGCAATGTTGTCTGGCTTCCAAGCCTTAGTACCCCAACAAGCAGCGACTTCAATCATCTGCTTACGGTAGCCTTTATACACACGGATTTCAAATACTAATCCTGAATGTGGGTCTTGTACTAGCATAGAATCTTCTGCTAAGTCACCACCACCCGGAACGGCTGGCGCTCTCATGCCTAATTCTACTGCTGACTGATGGAATAGAACATTAGCAGTATGTGAAGCACCAACAGTAATAGCATCATTATCTGCTTCCACGGCTTGTAGACCCGGAGACCCGATAACAAACGAACCGCCACTTAATGCTGTGTTTACAACATACTTATCAGTCGTACCTGCAAAAGTAATAATATCACCTGCAAGAATAGTGCCTGAACCAGTATCAGTCGCAATAGTAGTATCACCTACAGCACTTGAAGCATCATTTAGTAAGTATGATGTACCGCCACCTTTAGTATGAGCAACCACTTGAGCAGACTCTTTCATCATAACGCCTTGTAAGTCTAGTAAAGTACCTTGACGTAGCATGGCAGATGAACCTGATTCATTTGCTTTCTGTAATTGAGCGAGGTTACGAAGATTAGTACCTGCCAATGTGTTCATTACTAAAGACAAACGACCATCACCAGTCACACCACCATTGTCAGCAATAATTTGTCTTGCTTCTGCGATAGTATTAAAGTTTGAACCGAATGGAGTAGTACCTGCAGTACCAATAGCACGTGAAGCACCTTGATAAGCGGCAGTAGCCAAATCAGTTTCGATTTCATTTGCTAGAACACGCATAGCCTGTGCCACTTGGTCGCCATAGATAGTTTCATAGCCTGTGCCATTATTCAAGTGCATCATATCTTCACCTGTCATTGGAATCTGTACAGACTTCGCTTTAGATAATGTCATCGTCTTATTATCTACCGTCTGGTCTGTGCCTTCCGGAATAGTCATTGCCTCTGAGATATTAGCAGCGGTTGCTGAACGTGTAAAGTGTGAACGAATAGTATCACCCTTCGCGGCTCTCTCTGAACCTGCGTTGATAGTAACTGAAGGGATAAAACCTACAAGTTCACGACCAACTGTGTCTGCGGCTTTATAAATATCACCCGCAAGATTTGTTAATGTATTTGCCATTTTATTGACTCCTATTTTAATTTTAAAATTATTAGAGAGTCAAATGCCCCCTAATTGTAATTCCTACACAGTAAGAAAATTAGGCAACACTGTTGCTTAGTGCCAATATTATCATAAAATTAAGGCGTGTCAAACATTTTTTTCCAAAAAAAAAGGGCAATTAAGCCCTCTCTTATTTTGGTAGTTTTCCTATCCTAAGCGAAACGACCATTTTTCTCATAAAACGACCATCTATCCTCTAACCAATCTTTACCCCTAGATTCCGGCAACCAATCTACTGAATAACTAGAATTAGACTGATACACTTTAACTACATCTTTATTTCCGTATATGTGAAGATAATGCTCTCTCTCAATCTGATTAAATCCTAAGATTGAACCAGAGTTGAAAATCATATTTCTCTCATGAATTTTGAATTGCCCTATGAACGATTCTTTTAGTTTTTTATTCTTAAACTCTACAATTATTACCATTTCTTACCCCTTTTATTTAGTCAAAAATGTAAATAGAATTCACGCTATCTACACCTTTTATTATACGCCCTTTTGTACATAAGTCAACCATTATTCAGACAAAAAAACACCTCAATAAAGAGGTGCTAAAAACGAGGAGAGTTTTTATAGGGATTACTATCTGTCGACTACTTTACCACCATCGATAGAGAATTTACTTCTTTGTTGTTGGCTCATCTTATTGAACATATCTCTCGATACAGTATCACTTGAACCATTAAAGTTAGAACCATGTTTTGAACCACTACCAGTAGAAGCACCAAATAAATGAGGTGCTGTCTCTGTTAAACCTTTAACCCATTCTTCAACACTCATTGGGTCACTATTGCCACTACCGAAAATAATATTACCATCTGAATCATTAGGAATAGCCTTTCCTTCCTTAATTGCAAATATAGATTGAGAGCGTAATACAACATCATCAATCGCAGTGTCAATAACTCCTGCCTTAATTGCAGAATCTCTGACCGCACTATCAATTAATAAATGCTCTAACTTCTTAGTTAATTGTGATTGTTCACCACCCATTTTTTCAAGTGCTTTATTATGCTCTTCGCGCATATTCTTTGTACGCTCCTCTAATAATTCGTCAATCTTCCCCTCGTCTATTAGTTTTTTATCTTTTAAATCACGAGCCTGTTGAATCATCTCGTTGTAGGAATCTAAATCAATGCCATTAAACTTTGTTTCTAAATCTTCTTGTTTCTTTAGAAGGGTTACATTGTTAGAACGAAATTCATCTAACTTTGTTTTAAGGTTTCCATACTCTTCCTCTGAATATGTTTTAGTTTCTATTACTTCTTCTTGTACTTCACTCATGTTATTCTCCGAATAATTGTATTGTCTCTGACAACTGTTATTTTACATAAACCAAAGATAATTGAAAGTCATTTTCTTTTAAGTTTATTTGTTACTTGTTCAAGTGTTAATGGGTTGGCACTCTGGTCAACTAAATCACTAAACCCTAGTTTTCCTTCTTTCCATAACTTCCTTTTCCCTACCCCTAGGGCATCCTCTTGGAATTTCTTTGATTTACTTCCTAACCACTTTTCATAGCCTTGCTTTTTGGATACTTGACCATCCATACTAGCCCTAGTGCTTTCAGGTATTTCTTTAAACTTACCTTTAGCCCCCAGTTCTTTCCAACTTTTAATAATCGGTACTTGAGTTGAGCGACATCCCCAATGAGCCGTTGTTCCCGGCCACAAAATATTATGACCAATAGGCTTACGGTTGTTATCCCACGTTAATCCATCTAAGCCTTGACATAAAGGTGATGTTCTATTGTCTAAAGTTGCTACCCACTCTATGCCTTTGATTAAATCATCATTCTCTGCGTAGGTCTGTAATCTCGCCTCATTTGCTACCGCTTGAATACTTGTTCTAACTAAAGCATCAGCACTTCTATAATTAGCATATAACGCACCGTCTTTATATCTGTTTACTTTAGTTCCTGTCAGATTAGAGATAATCTCATCAGTAGTTTCACCCTTCATCATTCCCTTTCTTACTGTATCACTAAACCTAAGTCTAAATGCCTCACCTCTTCTAGCCCACCATTCTTTAGATTGTGCGCCTTCTATAAGAGTATCACTCGCTATAGATTTCAACATAGACTTGCTCATAACTGTAGAAGTTATTTCAACACTAATTGCTGTGTTTAGAGATGCTACCGCTTGAGCCTCAGCCAATGAAGCCACTTGAGAAAGTTCTGTAAGACTATCCTTCGCAACTTGTACATACGCTGTTTTAATGGTCTCACGAATCTGTGTAAGCAAAACCTTGAGCCTCTTCTTTTTAGTTTGGGGCATCTTCGCACCCCATACGGTAGATTTCTTAATTTCATCTACCAGTTCCGATTCAAGTGATTTAAGTTGCTTGAGTACACGTTTCTTAACAGTAGTTTCAAGTCTTTGTAAATCGACTGAGTGTCCTGTTATCTCATCCAGTATCTTATCATTGACTGACATTTATTGACCAGAGAAATCCACATCGCCAACCTGCACATCAATTAAACTCTTCTCATCTTCAATAGTTGTCTCAGGTGGTAGTATCTCACCCTTCTTCATATTGAACAAGAAAGTATCATGACTAATAGCCCCTGACTGCCAAGCACCCATCAATGAAGTCATATCTTGAGCGTTAATCTTTGTATCTACAAAGTCTGTATTTAATATAACTTTAACCTCCTCTGTAAGACCTTCCCATTCTGCCATAGTTTGCAATGAAGATTGTATTGCTCGTTCTACTGTCTTAACCACACTGATTAATGTTGAAGCCTCTGCGTTCTGGCGTAAACGAACAGAATCAGCAGACTCAACACCTGCCTTTTGAGATTGTAATAACTGTGCGCCAAGACTAGCCATCATAGAGCGTTTCTCTTCCATAGCCGTTTCTAATGCCTGTAGCCCTTGACCACTAAATTCTAAGTAACCTGCTCTGCTTGATGAATCCGGTAATATCCATGCTGAACCTGAACCAATCTTCAATTCAGTAGTATCATCAATTCCAGTTACATAAGGCGTAGGCAATGCTGTGAAATGCCTTCCGTGTTCTAAGTCAGCACTTGTACGGTACATAGATAATCCTGTATCTGCTAACGCTAACATAGGGGGTGAAGAAGGCTCTAAATTAAAACCATCACCACTCAAACTAATAAACGGTATCTCATCTAATGACTTACCAAGTTTTGAGGGGAACAACTCTTCTACAATAGCCCAATCCTTTTTAACCTTACGCCATATACGAACAATATAGCCTTCGCCCTCTTTTATTAACTCCCTATACTGAGTATCGTATTCTGACTGGTAAGGGTCATTAGCATTAATCTTACGGTAAGTCTCTTCGATAATAATTCTATCGTCAAGCCAATTAACTATTTGCTCTGTTGAGTAACCTGTTAAATAAGGTCGCACTTCATCCCTATCTACAAGTATTCCTTGCCTACCCATAAGTAATTGTTCAGACAGCATATAAGATACAAAATCTTTAAATGGAACACCTGTTCCAGTAATATCTTCAAGTAATGGCTCTAACTTCTTAGGCACTTCAACAATAGGGTCAATCCTCATCACCGCACCAATTAATCCTTTGACTGTGCGTTCTATGCCATTGTAATAAACGCCTCTTAGTTTGTAGGCTGTATATTCATCATCTGTTGAACCGCCTAGTTTGGGTAGATATGCCTCACCCTTTTCTTTAACTGCATCACTACCTTTATACGAACATCTGATTCTTTCCCATTGTTCAACCGCTTCTACATAGTACGGATGCTTACTTTCAATTCCCATTGCTATACTCCTATTACTCGTGCTAATTTAGGTTTACCCAACTGCTTAATCATTGGTTGTAATGCATATCTTAGCGCATCTATATAATGATTGTGGGCGTCTACTATTTGAGGCAATATATCTCCGGTGACTCTATCAACCTTATAACTGTATTTCACAAACTCACTTGCTGTTTCCATACATCGGGTATGAATATGAACCTTTTTGAAACTTCTAATATGTTCTATTCCATCCTCTACACTACCTGCCCATTTGTGTACTGCTTCTATTCTATAACCTTGCCTTTTAACAAAACTAATCGACTCAGGTCTCGCTGAGTCTGCTCGTATTGTATATCTTTTTGATTCTGGTATGGCATCAATTA